ATAAGACTAATACAAAGACAAAACTATTGGAGAAATAAATATAAACATGAAAAATAAAAAATCAAAAGCAAAAATAAAAAAAGTTATTAAAGGTTTAAAGGGTGCTGTTAAGGCACACACTGGTCAACATAAATTGTTATCAAGTGCTTTAAAAGGTAATGGCAAAAAGAAAAAGAGATCCTAAAGTAGGGACAGGCAAAAAGCCAAAAGGATCTGGTAGGAGGCTCTATACAGATGAGAATCCTAAGGATACTGTTGGAATTAAGTTTGCGACTCCTGCTGATGCTCGTAAAACTGTTGCAAAGGTTAAGAAGATATCTAAACCATTTGCGAGAAAGATACAGATATTAACAGTGGGAGAGCAGAGGGCAAAAGTTATGGGTAAATCGCAGGTGGCATCCATATTTAAAAAAGGTAAAGAAGCTATAAGAAAAGGGAGAAAAACGTAATGGCACTTGCAAAAAGTCAAAGGAGTTTAAAGTCATGGTCAAAGCAAAAATGGCGTACAAAATCTGGAAAAAAATCGAGCATTACTGGAGAAAGATACTTGCCTTCTGCAGCAATAAAGAATTTAAGTGCTGCGGAGTATGCAGCAACGACCAGAGCAAAGAGAAAAGACACTAAAAAGGGTAAGCAACATAGTAAACAACCAAAAGGTATTGCTAAAAAAACAGCTAAATATAGGAGGTACAGCTAATGCCAGGAATGATGAAAAATAAAATGAAAAAAAATGGTATGAAGAAAACAGCTATGAAAAAAAGATTCAAAGGATTTTCTAAATTACCAGAAAAAGTCCAAATGAAGATGAATAAAAAGTTAGCTAAGAAGGTATAATGAGAAAAGGACTATACGCAAATATACATGCTAAAAGAAAACGTGGTGGTAAGATGCGTAAGAAAGGTGCTAAAGGTGCACCCACTGCGGCTAACTTTAGAAGAGCTGCTATGACAGTTAGGAAAAAATAATGGTAGCTAAAAAATATCAAAACCCCTCTGGAGGATTAAATGAGGCAGGTCGTAAGTATTTTAAAAGAACGACTGGTGCTAATCTAAAAAGACCTAGTAAAAAAGTTGGTAATAAACGTAGAGCTAGCTTTTGTGCGAGGATGAAAGGCATGAAGAAAAAACTTACATCTGCTAAAACTGCTAATGATCCAAATTCAAGAATTAATAAAGCACTTCGTGCTTGGAATTGCTAGTTTAATTATATGTGGTATTACTATGGCTGAGATAAACGACACTAAAAGTTTTATAAAAACAATTAATGAAGTTCTTAAAGAATATCCTGAAGATTCTATAGAAAGAAAAATTAAACCAGGATTTATAGCTACAGTAGCTGCTTTAGAAACAGGTAATTTTCAATTTAAAAATGCACCAACTGCACAGAAAGGTAATAATTATTTTGGTATGAAACCTATAGGTGATCAAGATTTTGTTACTACTACAGGTGGTGTAAATATAGGTAGTTTTGCTGACGCAAAAAGCAGCATAAACGCATTTATTAATTTAATAACAACTGATGATAGATACAGTGAAGTTGTAAAAGCTGCAGAAAATGATGAACCAATAACAAATATGTTTGAAGGTATGACATCATATGCAGAGAATCCAAACTATGTTAATCTTTTAAGTAGTGTATATTCAGATAGAATTAAACCAGTAATTGAAACGGAGAACGCATTGATTCCTAAAAGAAAACCTATAGTGAATCAAATGAATACCTTAAAATAAAAAAGGGGGACCTATAAAGATCCCCCCATCGCAGGCAACAACAAGACATCCAGAGTTTTTACTCTGGGTGTCTTTTTTTTTGGTCAACCAAAACTTTAAATTTTTTGTATGATTTGTTTAATATCATCTTGTAGTTTTTTCCCCACTGAGTTAGCATGATTAATTATAGCCGCACATAGATTAGCTTGATACGGAAAACCTTTAAGTGCATCTCTTATTTTACCTACAGGTTTCCCACCATAATCAATAACTATAGCATTCTCTCTATTTAAACCTATTTTTAATTCAAATAGTATACCAGTATACTTATCTAAATTATTTTTTTCCGACATCTTTTCCTCCATCAGAATTTACAGGTGTAAGTGTAGATAGAGAGTTCATTAACTTAACAACTTCACCATATGGTCTTGTCATTAAATATCTCATAATATCCATTAGTTGTTCTGAATTTATAAAATAAGTTCTAGGGGTAGTTTGTTGTGTCTTTGGTTTTTCTTCAGCCATTTGTCCTCCTATTAAAATGGTATATCATCATCTACTGGATAATGTTTTGTTAGTACTTCTATTTTTTCTTCAGCCGTAGCAATAATATCTAGTTGTTTATCTATCTCATGTACAAACTGTGGGTGTTCACCAATACCTACAGCTTTATCCATATATACTTGTATTGTAGCTTTTGCCACACTTATATCAGCTTCATATTTTTTTCTTAGTGCCTCTATAAACATATCACGCATTATTCTGCTCCTTTAAATTGGTAGTATTTATTTTCTATTAAGTCCATATCTTCTAGGTATGGATTGTTTACTTTACTAGAATGTTCTCTAGCATCTCGTATGGTTTGGTTTAACGTTCTACCTTCACGCAAACAACCTGCAACAAAATCTTCTACTTCTAATAGTGCCTGTTTAACTTGACCCATTGCTAACCTCCTTAACTAATCTATTTAAATACCACTGACCTTTTTGCAAATCTTCTAATGGCTCACCTTTAAATTTATATCTTGAAACATATTTTAATATATTACCTTTAAGATATCCATGAAACTCATCATTCGTCATGCAATCACGGATAACATCAATAGTTTCTTTTTTACCATGTAGGTAATGCGAGGGTGCATTTACATTATCACGTTTTACTTCATTCTCAAATGTCTTATCTTCGTCCATACTCTCTCCTAATAGTTTTAATATCAATTGTTTCTATATTATAATTACCATCTTTAACTTCTCTTTTAACTACTAGACCACTCCACCACATATGCTGAGTATCTCTAGCAAAATGTTCTGCGTGACTTAAATAACAACCTGCAGATAGCCCATGCAACTTTTTACCATTTGGTAATGTAGATATAGCATAATCTAGTAAATGACTATGACCTACTGTAGCAGAAACTTTGTGTTTTGTCAAGAGAGTTCTACCAATATTTTCTCCAGATATAGCTGATCCCATAATACCAGATGGGAAATGATGAGAGTAATGGATACCATCAATAACTTTCATTTGTTTGTATGGTATTTCTTGCCAACCATATTGTTTAAATTTAAGATCACTAATTTTTAATGTACCATCTAGCTCTGGATTTTCATCTACAAATCTATCAATTCTATCTTCATGATTACCATGTAACATAATTTTTCTAGGTTTATGACTACCTAAACCTTTATTAAATAAAGATAATGCTTCATGTGAATGTTCCATATCTTTTTGATATCTCCTACCTTCAAAAGATTTTTTTGCTCTATCATAACTAGACAGAGAATCCATACTACAAAAATCACCCATACATATTACATGAGTAACTTTATAATCTGCTGCAAGTCTACCTGCCCACAGAAATCTATCATTGTTTGCTTTAGGTGTACAATGAGGGTCACCTATAACTAAGTGCGTTGCCATTAGTTTAACTCCTTATCTCGTTTCATTTTTAAGTATTCAAGAAAGTCAATAACATTAGATTCATCATCAAATTCTGCTACAGAACTAACGCTTAAATCTTTCTCGTTTTTCTTTTTATCTTCAGCGAATCCACGGAGTCCCCATAGAAACGTTGAATGGGGGTCGGCAGTTGCCATTTTTATCATGCCTCTAGCTATTGTAGAACATAATTCATATTGTTCGGTACTCATTTTAGATTTACTATCCATTATAATACCACAAGTAAAACCTTTTTGCCAAGGACTAACTATAACCTTAACAGAATTTATTGCATTTATTTTTTCTTTTTTCATTTATACCAATACCTATCATAATTTTCTTTATTATATTCAATTATTTTATGTTCATAGCCTCTTTTCATACTTGATTTACCAAAGTGCTCTGCTTCTTTTTCATTATCAAATAATGTATTACTAAACATTTTATAATCTTTTTCTTTTTTATTTTTATACAGCACAAAATATAACATTATACAGAGTTGGTGAAGAATAGACCCCTCAAACTACTCCCCACCATTCCCTATGGTGTCATCCTGTTTAGGATTTGTTACAGAAGTGTACCAAACCCATTTAGGATTTTTACCTTTAGACTGTTGTTGTGGTAGCAACTTCAGTCCACTCCCCCAACAAGGAAGTTTGTATGGGCAGTATGAACACACAAAGCCCAAAACTCTATTACCAGTAAGTTTACTTCTAAAAGTTTCTGGTATATCACTATAACATTTTTTAAAAGGCTTACTACTTTTTAATGCTTTAATATTTTCTTCAGCAGTTTTAATAGCTTTACTTTTATGTTCTTCTACAGATGCAGGTGTTTCACACACTGTCCATTCACCTGTAGATTTATTTATAACTATCCACCCACCAAACTTTTTGTTTTGACTTTCCCCATACAGAAATCCTTGTGACGCATAGCCAAAGGAATCATCTTTAACAACTTCGCTAAATCCACCTGCTTCTCCAAATTTTTTATCAAATGAATATGGCGATGCACTTTTAATATCCCAAACTTTGTTATCAATTTCAACATCTTGTCTACCTTCAATTGTGTTGTCATCAAATTTATATGTAACTTTTTTTTGTTCATTTTTAATATTTACTCCTGCGGACTTCATTATAAATAATGCTAATGCTTCTACTAAATCTCCAAATGTATTTCTCATTCTAATATTATAAGGTTGTCCTTCGCCTTTTATACCTTTAGATTCCATTTGCAATTGGCATAATGGTCTTCCAACATTAGACATTCTTAATTCAAATTTAGTATTTCTTTCTTCTTCAAACTGTTTTAGTAAGGCGTTTTTACACGCCTCACCAAACTCCTGCACCAACTGTTTGTCTAGTTTGACAGGACCTTTAGATACTGAATCTAAATATTGCTGTACTTTTAATAATATATTATTCATTATTTAGACAGCACTTGTTCTGGCAACTCTTCATCCATATCTTCAACGATCTGGGCATCTATTTTATCAGAACCATTTGCTTTTTTAGTTTTAGCACTATTGTATGCATCTACAACTTCTGCATTTTCAGTATCAATAGACTCTTGAAACACCTTTAATGTTTCCATATCTGTATCAGATAATTGTAAATTAGCATCTGCATTTACAGTTATTTCTGGTACATAGAAAACATTTCCACCCTTCTTTTGTCTTTTAGTATCAAGAGAAAAAGTACAATTAAACATAAGTTTCTTTCGTTTTTTCAACTGATCTAAAGCAGCACTCACAGGTGAGAAAGCTGTTCCAGTTACTCTATACAGAACAGGTAGATTTTTTATACTATGTTCATTACCTTGTGCAGTTTTACCATCTTTAAAATATAATAAACCATATACAAGTTTGTAACATCTTATAGTTCTTTGTTGTTCTAACTGTTCTGGAGTAAGAGTTGACCTTTCTTTGAAAGGTATCTTACCACATTTAGTTCCACCTAGTATATCTATAGCCTCTTCTTTCCAGCTTTTAAATATAATAGATCTATTTATATACTCACCCTTCTCAGCATCATAGTGCATATATTGCATTGCACTTATGAATGGTCTTAATGTAACTGGTTTACCAAAAACATTTTGACCTATGCTAGAATCATAAGTATAGAAGTGACCAACTGGTAATTGATTACCATCATCATCTTCTGGTGTACGATTGATTGCTAATCTTGGAATGTTATTTCCTAAATTAGAACCATCATCTTGCCCAATGGCTTGCATAATTTGCTCATCAGACATTCCTTTTATATTTACTAAGTTATTATCAGACATTTGTCCTCCATTTTAGTTGTAACTGTATATCATATTTTTGCATAATTGTCAAGTATTATTTTCCCTCAAAACAAGCTAATAACATTATTATATAAACAAATAACCAAAAAAAGTTAATTAAAGTATCTAACATATTCTAGTCTCTCCATTTATTGTTTTAACATCTAGACCATCAGCATTTGCAAAGTATGTCCACTCTGAAAAAAACTCATGATTGTTATCAATGTATAAAGTAGTTGGCTCTATCATACATTGGTCCTTCAGTGCTGTATATTCTAGATATGCAGCATACTCGTCATCAGAATACTCATCTAATGTTTCAAGTGCTTCTATTTCTTTGGTCATATTAATTATCCTTATGTTCGTATGGTTCAAATGTAACTTCTACTTTACAAGTTTTACCACAACCATGTTGATGCCACGCTTGATCAAGATCAGATAATAATTGTATAAAAGTTCTACCCATTATACATTCATCCGATGTCATCATTTGTTGCACTGAAGTATTTTTACTTTGTTTACCATTTTTCCAAGTATAATCCATGGAAAATATTTTATATTTATCTATATGCATTAGTTTACCTCCTTCATATTTAGCCAATCATATCCTATTTTAAGTTCTGTGTCAAGTGGAACATTAAAATTTATTTTGTAATACTCTTTAAGTGCAGGTATTACATCTGCTGTGCCCTGTTTAAATATTTTACTCATCACATCTTCTTCTCCAGGATAAACATCAGCCACTATAGAATCGTGAACTGTATTTACAAGTAAACTTTTTACATTTTCTTTTTTCATAAGTTTGTATATATTAATACAAGCTAGTGGTACAATATCTGCTGTTGCGAAACCTTGAACAGGATAATTTTTTATCTGTGTACCATATGTAGACCCACCCCAAGGTGTTCTTTCTGCATACGGAAATGCATACTCTCTACCTGTTGGCAATTTAATTCTTTTAAATCTAATTGCTTCACTCTGCAATTTTTCATGCCACTCTTTTATATCTTTATACTTTTCTAAAAATTTAGTATAATATCTTTTTTCATCTTCTGTACCAGTGACACCCCCATACAAAGGTTTAAATGTATGTGCTTTTGCATCTTGCCTAGACACACCTATTATATCTGCAGTGTATTGATGTACATCTATTTTATTTTTTATATCTTCCATACCTTGTTTATCTTGTGCAAGATATACTGCAGTTCTAAATTCTAACTGTGCAAAATCTATCTCTAATATACTTCCGTTTTCAAATCTAGATGTAACTACTTTTCTTATTGGAAATGTTTTACCTCTTGGTTGGTTTTGAAAATTAGGATCACGACTAGATAATCTACCAGTTGCAGTTATAGCTTGCATAAACTTAGGATGTAGAAATCCTTTTTCATTTGTAAAATTTTTTAATCCTTCAACAAATGTATTTAAGTAAGTATCAACTGCATTGTGTCTAACTATTGCATCAATAAATTCTTTAAACTCACCCTCTGCTTCTGAAGCAATTTTAGTTAAAGTTAATCTATCTGTTCTAAATCCAGATTCTGATACATCATATACACTTCTAGGTCTTTGCCTAAATCCTGCAACTTTTGCCATAGGTGTATAGATATAGCCATCACCATCACACTCAGAACATTTAGTATAATTTTTATATGGACTACCATCTTTTTTTATTCTTTTAATTACACCTTTACCTTTACAACCAATACATTGTTCTGCAGTTGTTTTATAAATTGTTTCTACATTATCACTTACAAGACTTCTAAATTGTAATCTAGAATATTGTGGTCTTCTTTTATTTTTACCAGTGCTTTTATCTATACCAACATTAAATATTTTAGCCCAATGCTTTTTATCTTTTGGTCTTATAGAATAAATTAACCAAGACAATTGTTCTGGACTTGATAAATTAATTTTAGTATCACCCATTTGTTTATATACAATCTTATCTATCTTTTGTTTTAGATATGCAAACTCTGCTCTGTATTCTTTTTCTACACTATGCAGTTCTTCTAAATTAATATTAATTCCATTTCTTTCCATGTCAGATAACACAACTAAAAATTCATTCATCATTTTTAAAGTCATCAATAAACCCTTATTTTTAGCCATTTTTAGGTCATCCATTTGAGAATCAAATAATCTTCTAGTTATCTGTACATCTATCTTACCATATTCTTCTACTACATTTGCAGGTATATCTTGAAATGGTATACCCCTATCTGTCCATTCTTTGATAGCACTATCTTTAGATCCTATCTTTCTTCTACGACAAGACATCTCAAGTGTTAAACTTTTTCTTATACCTCTATTAAGTATATACTCACCTAACATAGTATCATAGACTCTACCTGTATATTTAAATCCAGATTCTAATAACCACATCAAATCAAATTTTATATTATGACCTACTAATAGAGTTGTCTTATCTAAAGTTTCCTGTATCTTAATTGCACATCCACTATCTATTCTCTC